TCATCATATTGATCGGGATCTCCAAAAATAGGTACAGCATTGTAGTTTACTTCTTTATTTGCGTTTGTGGTTGTTGATTTTCCTTGTTTTCTCATCTCTTTATCCAAATCTACACCTTGTAAAGCTGCATCAAATTTCATTCTTCTGTTTTCTTGCTCAATACAAAAAAGGTAAAGCCTATTTAATTGAGATAAATGCAAACCTCCCTCATAATAATGTTTAGAATAAAAAGTATCCAAATCATATTGCGGAAAAGCCTGCATCACTGTCAAAATAACCTCCTCCAGATTTTCTTCAGAATCTACTTGTTGCTGATCTGTTGAAACTTCTGCAGAAGGTTTTTGTAGTTTTTTATAAATACCTCAAAATTAACCTCAAACACAATATCAATAATCTGACTCAACTGTGCATTAGTTAATTCATCCAAAGAAGGTCTTTCCTCTTCTTTTGTAATATACTCCAAAAGAACTTCGATATTATCAAAAACAAGCTCCCTAAGAAAATTGAAAGCTTCCTCATTTGATATACTCGAAAAATCAACTTCAGAAAATTTCTGGACGATATCAACAACAGAATTGGTGAGCTTCTTTTGATCAGAAATAGAAAGAGGGTAAATTTTTACAGAATGTAGGGTTTCTACTCCTACATTAATTTCTTTCACATCTGGATTGAGTTTCTCTTGATTTGCCATTTGCAACTCCTTTTAACTAGTAATGTTTTAAAAAAATTGAAAAATTCCAAAAAAGGACTGATTATTAAATACCAAATTAACATAATAAACGTCAACTACAAAACAAAAGCCCCCTATAAAATAGAGGGCTTTTGCTAAGGAGGACCTCATAAAGCACAATGCCCTGAAGTCAATTTATATCACCTTAATCGAAATAAATACGACCAAGTGGTGACTCATTCCAAGTTACATGCCCGCCAACAACACCATCATCAGCTCTTTTAGCCTCAATAGTAATAGGCACATTAGCATTATCCTCAGCCGCAAAATCAAGACTAACGGAACTTGTTACCTGCGCACGGGGGAAGATGATATACATATGATTAGTCTTATTGGGATATGTATAAATAGCCTCCATCCGTACAAAATCAGGCTGTTTAACCGTTCCAAGCGGAATTTCTCCACTATGGTTATCCGCAAACTGCGTATCTTCCGGGATAAAAGCAGTAGTAGCGAATACATATGTTTCACCTTCTGCCCAATTTGTATCCAGAAATCCTGTAGGAATGCTAAAATACGGATACCCACTATTATCTGGCTCCAAAACAGACCCCGTACTGGCAGACAAATTATGTCCAGTAGTAATCTCTCCAGTATTCTTGCCGTAAACAGCAACAGTCAATGGTGCAACAGACTCCACAACAACCATATACTCCTCATCAATTACACCGCCATTATTATCGGTAGTGATAGTAGATATATCAGGAGTATTCCCTGCTGCAGTATTTACTGCCACTTCATAAGCAGCAGAATCAATCGCCGGATTTCCGGGATCAATACCACGTGCGATTGCAAGGTTGCGGGGATGCACTTCTTTGAATTCACATTCTAGCTGCGCAGTTTCACTAAGCGGGATAGTCATATCCTCCAACTGCGGAAAGCCAGAAACCAGCTTCCAATAATCAACATTACTGGTAAAAGATGTAGAATTCAAAGCACCCAAAGAATCCACCTGTTTGTTCAGTGTTTGGTCTTTTTGATCTACATAATCAGCAAATTTACCCACTAGAATACGGGCAAGTCCCAACGCCACAGTTGACGTGTCTTTTGTAATCGGTCCAGTTCTTTCAAAAGCCATATTAACCTCCTAATAAATGATTTTAAGTTTAAATGTTCTCTTGCCGTTCCAAAAAGGACTGTATGTAAGGGGAAATTTATATTAACCTGGAAAAAAGTTAATTACATTAACATATTGGCAATCTTCTCTAAAACATTTCATACGAATACTGCCAAATATCTCTAACTCAATAACATTTTCTTTTTTAGAGTTCCTACCGAATTTAAAAGTAAAAACTCCATTAGGTTTCCTACGTAAAAGTTTTTTGCCACATTTTTCACAATAAATCCAATTATCTTCCATATTAACTCCAAACGCTAGCCCATTTCAAACGAAATGTTAAAGACAGCATTTTACACTGATCTGGTGTATATTGAACTTTTCCAAGTCGATGAAAATATATAGAAACAGCACCCGCAGGTTCCCAAGGAATGCTTGAAACATCATACAAAGGAAAGGACCCAGGGAAAACTAATTCCATAATAGCATCTTTTATTTCAAATAACTCATCTCTTTCAAAATCACGTTTTGAAAAAATATAATTATATAAAATTGATTCAGAAATATGTCCTGGTGCAAAATCATCCAAAGAAACAACAACCCATTTATCCTGACTAGGTTTTGTTTTAGATGATAAAACCCTTTCAAAATGAACTGGAGTAACTATAAAATTATCTACATAGAACTTTTTTATAGATTTCCATATAGCTGTTTGACTTAAACTGGTGTCCAACATATTACCCTTCTTTTAATCGCTTTTCTAACGCCGCTAAAGTTGGATACAAAATATCTTCCATGAATTTTTGTGCTCGCATAAAATCAGGCTCCTGTTCACTATCAAATTCAATTTTGGAATGATCCAGAATACTTTTCAAAAAATACACTTGCTCAGCAGAAAAATCAATAGTGACATGGATATCTTTAGGCTCAATATTAATAATTCTCATACACTTGCCTCATTTTATCATTTACAAATCTAATAACTGATCCTCATTTTCCCAATAACCGCCTTCCTCCGAAAAAGCATCCTGTACCCACTGGAACAAAGTTGTTGTGCTTCCTTCATATAACATAGCCGAAAAGCCTCCCTCTACTTCAGAAGGCCACCACATTCCTTTTTCTCCTTTCGCTTCTAATTCATAATGAGTCATTATTTTTTTAGTAGCAACTGCTGTAGTCTCTTCACCCGCACCAATAGTGCGGCTAAGAGCGCCATCACCACCGGCTTCACCTGAACTAACTTGACTTAAGATATCTCTATTTCTATCTGAAGAAAACTGCCCAGATTCAAACTCTTTGAATGTTTCAGCAAGAATCTCCGTATCACTTAACCCCTCATCTGTCTGTGCCCGTGCTTCATATGATGATTTTTCATCCATTCCTTCTAAAATTTCTTGGAAATCATCATATCTAGGTAAATATGTATCTGCCCCAACTTCTTGTGTCTTCTCAGCTAACTCAGTAACCAAATCGAACAAATCTCTAAAAGCCGGGTCTTTTACCGCTTCTTCACGCAACCACAAACGAAAAGTATGTAACATCAAAGGTCGTGCTGGATTATTCCCTAACCCTAATTCAAGTGCTTTAGCATACGTAATTACTTTATCAGCTCCGCCAATTTCCCTATATTTGGGAGGCACTACGGTCCTATTAGAAATACCAACACCATATCTACCCTGACCGTAATCTATGACTTGTATAGAATTTGCCATAGTCCCGGTCAGTAATAATATGTCATTTCCAATAGTGCCATACTCATCCTGCATTTTTGCTTTTCTTTTACCATAATGCCTATTTAATGGTGTAAAAAGTGATCTAGCAGGTGCAGCATACTCCCCAATCCCATAATAAGTATCTTGCAGAACAATTTTAAAGGATTGTGCAGCTTTTTTACTGAAAGAACCTGGAGTCTTTCCGTCTCCTAACATATGTATAGCTTTTTCTCCAAAATCATCCAAAGCTAAATCTATTTTCTTAATATTACGATCTACCGCACTTAGATTATCATAAAAATTTAATAGTTTAGTACCTTTATTGCCCATAATTACTCTCTCGTATCATACTCTACTGAGTATTCAAAAACTCCAGGCAAACTAAACACTTCTTTCAATTTAATCCGAAAAGGCACATCTTCATCAGGTAAATGAAGAATACAACGATCATTTTCTCGCATATCCAAAAACTTAGAGGCGTATATTTTATTTTCACCTTGTCGAAAATTGCCATAAGGTTGTTGTACTAATGTTTTACTTGATGCTTTCCCTACAAACAGAACATCTTCATCAATAAACACTTCAACCCAATTCGGAATCAAATCATAATTCTCATCTCTAGTCTCACCGTCCCTACGATAAACCGAAATTATATGATTACATTGATATATAATAGCTTGCTTAGAAATGGCTTCATTTTCAAATATTTCATCTTCTGTGAACAGAACAATATAAACATCACCATTTAAAGTCAGAACGATTTTGTCTCCTTCTTCTATGTGAGTGCTATGGGGGAAAATACAACTAGACATGTATTCATCATACAAGACAAAAGCAGATGAGGATTCGTTAGAGAAATCAATGAATTCGTGAAATATCGAATCATCTGAATATTTATGTACAGCCACTTCCGGGCCTACTTCCTGAAAAACAGCAGCTAAATCTTCAGCTAATCCCATATTAAGCCTCTATTCCGTTAAAAAATACCTGTTTAGTCACATCGTTTCCGAACTGATCATAAACAAACCCATTCTCAACATAAAGACCAAACATGATCTCAGGCTCTAAATCAGCCAATGCAGGATCAGTCTTTCTAGCCTCATTAAAAGCATTATCCAACTCTATAATCATAGCATGATAATGCTCAAATCGTTGGCCCAAATGTATCTGTTTGTATTTGAATTTATGTGCGGCTTCTATGCGAAGTAGGTCTAAAGCATGGCGTCTGCCTCGTTGAATGCACCAAAAACTCTTTTTACTGTCTTCAACAGGCAATTTCCACCCAAGCTCATTCAAAGCCTGTGACATAATAAAATCATATGCCACAGGCTCTAACAAACTTGAAGATGTTCCCATTGCGCTTTCCAACTGAACTCTAAAATCACTGGTAGTTCTAATGGACATCTTCTACTCTCCTAAGCTATTCGCTTTTTTTCTTGGCTGCCGGACTTTTACGCTTTTTAGGCGTGTCGGTCTTCTTTTTTTCAGCAGTTTGCAAATCCCCGGAACCCTTGTCTTCTGTGTTGAGTTCTTTTTCAGTGGCCTTGGCAGCTACCTTTTTATTTGCCTTCGGGGATTTCTCCTGCATGACAGTGATAGTATCACGCTTACCGTCCCTGCAGTAATCTATTTCTTTATAGATCTCTGGAGGGAATTCCTGATTAGCGTCATCATACTTTCCACGTTGCATAATCATACCATTACGTAGCTTTAGATTTGCATTGAGTTTAATTATCATGTGAATAACTCCTTTAACCCACTGTCAAGGTATATAGTGCTTCAGGATGATAGATTACCGGAAGACCCTTATTCTGAACACGCATCCAGATTCCATCCGGGTCCCATTCTTCCTTAGTATCCGCATAAAGGCCAAAATGACGGCCCAGACCAAAGGGAGCTTCCATGAATTCAGCAATCTTTTCATCATCCACAGAACGGGCAAACATACCCACAGTAGTGTCATTGATCAGCTTCTTCCGCATAACCACCCGACAACGACCTGCGGTATATTTTTTAGATACTGCGGAAGTCAAAGTGATGGTGTTATTCAAAATATCTACGGAGTCAATTACGTAGTCTTCCCAGGTCCGGTACTTTGTCAGATCGAACAAACGTACACGTGCGCCCGCTTCAAAGTCTGTGGCATCATCTATATGAATATCAGTAGACCCGGAAGCCACATCCTGTGTCATCCAAGCTCCCAATTCAAACAGATCATCATATATGGTCAGGCTACCCAGGCCCAGCAGATTACCAAGAACCTGTGCCGGACGGGCGAACAAATCACCATCACCGAAGTTAGACTTCTTCAACAGGTCCTGCAAATCAGTATTAAAAAGCAAAGTCGTTAAAAGCTCGCTATTAATGAAAAAATCAGTAGGATTAACACCCACATCATCCACGAACTCCTTCTTCATATCATAGATATCACGAATGGGAGTTGCGGTTGCACCGGGACTTCCTGTACCATCATTCCATACATCATCACCAGTCAAGGTAACTTGATGACTGTCAGGAACACCATAATCTACAGTGAACTTAACGCCACCTTCCCGCTGATAATTGATTTTATGATCGAAAAATGCTTTGGCAAGCATCCATTCCCGCCGCCGCATACTACGATTCTTCAACCGTTTCTGCTTTCTGGCAAGCTGCCTGCGGGCAGTCTGCCGAACAGTCGGGTTCATCGGGTCCTTCATATTGTTCAACATAACTTCTTCCAGGAAAACCTTTTCCTTCCAGTAAGCGCAAGCAGCCGAACCTTCTCCGAACATCCCGTCATCGCCCATAACGGGGGACGGTGCGCCGGGAGCTACGAAGGGAGAAATTCCGGCTGTGCCGTATTCCAAAAGCCAACGAATCTGATCCGAAGGATATTCTACGGAGTCAAACAGATTCGTAAAAATCAAAGAACTCGGTTTAGGCATCCTGCTCAAAACCTTATTCAATGTAACATATTGCAATTCCTTGGGAACGCCTTTCATATTAAAACCTCCTTTAATCCTTATTTACCGTATAACGTAATACGGATAATCTTCAGTAATTCCAAGTGCTGCCATAGCCGTTGCGTCAATTCCATCTACTGCATCTTGATACAGGATAGCATTAGTCAACAGAACAGGACCAAGCCCACCCTTAGCATCTTCACCAGCACCAGTATCCACAGTCATGTCCAGAACATAAACAGCGACAGACCGCTTACCAGAACTAGCGTCTTCAGCCTTCAGATAGCAATTTGCCATTTTGGCAACGCTAAAAGAACCACTAACAGCACCA